AATGCAATAAAAACCTAAAAATTTCGCAAAATTCACGTCCAAACGCTTCAAATCAAGAGTATCGCCCTCATATTTTCGCTCTATTGTGCATTTTGGGTACACTACCCCCTTGGCGGCGAAAGTAACGGTTTTTTTACAGTCAAAAATGCAAATCTGCTGATGTTGTACGCAATATTTTTCAAACAAATCGCAGTCACCGCACGCGATTGCCCGATATCGCAACTTTTTTTACAATCCCATGCGCCCCGATTCGGCTCAGCAGAGTGTGCGACATCGCCGCTTCAGTTGCCATTTCGGAGGAGTCAGATATGTAGTCTGAAACCGCCGCTCCGACCGATTTCACCATGTCAACGAGTGCCTTCGCCCCCGCCTTGATTGCATCGGCAAGCAGAGTGGCTTTCAGCACATCGCTGAAGACAGACGTTTTCTTGGAGGTTTCGTCCATTTCCTTGCCGAGTTTGTTGGTTTCCTTGCCAGTCTCGTCAATCTCGTCCCCCTCTTTGTCCACGGATTTGCCGAATTCGTCAGTCTCTTTTCCCGCAGAATCAAGGGCTTTGTCAGCTTTTTCGAGAGCCTTATTGTTGTCCCCAAGTTCCCGCTCCATTCCGTTGAGTTCAGCTTGTGCTTTGTTCAGTTTGATTTGCCATTCTTGAGTTCGCTTGTCGTTTTCACCGAATGAAGTCGAGGCATTGTCTAATGCAGATTTGAGCGTTTCGATTTTGTCTTTTTGTGTGGATATTTCCTTGTTCAGAACAGTGTTGCGGGAAGTCAGAGCGTTCACCGATTTATCGTTTTTGTCGAATTGGGAAGTGACCATCTGCATCTCACTTCCGAGAACACGAAAAGAGCGGTTGATGTCGGCTAACGCAGATTTGAATTGCTTTTCACCTTCAATTGCCAGTTTGAGACCTATATCGGAATTAGCCATTAATATCACTCGCCTTTCTAAAAAATAGTTGAATTTCCCGAGGAATTGTGGTATAATTGGTTATGACTCAACCGACATTTGAGTTTTGCAAAACTTCAAATACAAGGTTATTGATTTTCCGTTTCAATCGTTTTATAATGGTAAAGGCAAACAAGAGATAAGCCCGAGGGCGAATCTTGACGACAGCTAAAACTAAAAACGAGGTGAAATAATAATGAAGAACATTTTATCGGGAAATATCGCACGTTACCGTAAAGAAAGCAAACTCACGCAGGAGCAGTTGGCAGAACGGCTCGGGATTACATTCCAAGCGGTCAGCAAGTGGGAAACGGGACAGACAGTCCCCGAAACAACGCTTCTCCCCGAAATCGCTAAAATATTAAATGTCGGTATTGACAAGTTGTTTGGTTATACCTCGCTCAATTCTGATGTTTCGGGATATGAAGAGGCTTACGAAAAAGATAACTATTTCTGGGGCGTTCGTCCATCGGATATGTGTTTGAGAGTTTTAGAGCTTCTGCCGACTGACGGAAAGCCGCTGAAACTGCTCGACATCGGATGTGGTGAGGGTAAGGACGCTGTGTTTTTCGCTCGCTGCGGATATGACGTGAGTGCGTTTGACATATCCGATGCGGGGATTGAGAAAACAAAACGGCTTGCGGACAGTGCAAGGGTTCATGTCAATGCGTTTAAGGCGAATCTGTTTGACTACCGATTAGACGAGGATTTCGATGTTCTGTATTCGAGCGGAGTTTTAGCTTACATCAAGCCGCAACTACGGAGCGAAATCATGGAAAACTATAAATTCCATGTTTCTAATAACGGAATCGTAGCATTTCAAGCATTTGTAAAGAAACCGTTTATCGGGAAACCGCCGGAAAAGCAAACAACTGAGTATCTTTGGAAATCGGGAGAGTTGTTTACGCATTTTCACGACTGGTATATTGAGTCATGCTCGGAATACGTTTTCGATTGTAATTCATCGGGTATTCCGCATAAGCACGCCGCGAACAGGCTGTTCGCACGGAAGATAAAGTAGGAGAAAAAATATGCAGAAAAAAGCGTTGTTGGTAATAGACATTCAAAACGACATCACGAAAAATTATAAGGAAATCATTGATAACGTGAACCAAACAATTGATTGGGCGGTTGAAAATAACATTCACGTTGTCTATATCAGACATGAAAATCTGTCAGCCGGAACGAGAACTTTTAAGCCTAATACACGCGGGTTTGAATTAGTTTCGGACTTAAAAATGGTGTCTGAAAACATTTTCACAAAGAGCAAAGGAAACGCATTGACGAGTGCAGAATTCGCAGATTTTATCGGCAAAAATGAAATAAACGAATTCTACTTAACGGGAGCAGATGCCGTTGCTTGCGTAAAATCGACCTGTTACAACCTGTGTAAATCCGATTATAAAGTTACTGTCATATCGGATTGCATTACCAGTTATGACAAGAGAAAGATTGACGAAATGCTGCGGTATTATGAGAGTAAAGGCAGTAAAATCATTACATCGGGTGAGCTTTTAAGTTGATGATACCCTAATAAAATATCTATAGAGGTAATTATGAAATATAAAAATATACTCAGTGCTTTACTTTTAACACTTGTGTTGTTATTATCGTCTTGCATTAGCCAAGCGGGAAATGTAACAACTGATTTTGCACGGAATCACATATATAATATAGGAGACCCTATTAGATTTTTAGATGAAAATAACGACAGAAAACTTTTAGGTACTCTTATTTTCACTTCGTTACACATCGTCTCGGAGGAGCCGTTCACCCAATGGGAGAAAATAGGCAGTGATGAAAATGGAGAGGATATATATGGTGATGTTTCGTATAATCAAATTGTACAAATTAATTATACTTATGAAACAGAAGGCAGAGTATTAGAAGAACACGATTTTTGGGTGCTTGATTCGGATAGAAATATTGGGTTAATTAATCCTATAGATGTAGATTTTCAAACTGCTCCTATTAACGACAATGAGCATAGTTTAATTGTAGCATTGCCGAATCGTAGCGACACCGTGAGAATAGAAATTCGATATTCTTCGATGTTTCACATTCTTGTTACACCAACTGCTATCGCAACTCTTTCGATTAATGATGATGTTGAAATTCCAACAACAAGTGATTCAGAAAATGATGATAAACTTATTTCAGAACAACAAGAAAATATCTATTTGCGTTCAAAAGTTGACTCTTTGCAAACACAGTTGGATAATTCACGCGGTTTAATCTTTCTTCTCATAGTCACAACATCGGTGTTGATTGTACTCACAATTGTTTTTATAACATTGTGGATTAACGCAATTAAAAGAAAAAAATCAAAATAATCACAACGGAATAATATCATCTACCGTCAACTCCCGACCTGCTTTCTCAATCCCAAGAAACTGCTTATGGCAAGCCCACAAATCTAAGAACAACCCAAGCGGACAAAGCCAAAATTCATCGGCACTCATCCGCATTTGAACAGTTCCAAAATACATCAGCCGAGTAAAAGTTTCCGAGTCGCTTACTCGGCTGTCTCGTTTTTTGACTCGTCACCTTCGCTCACAACATTCCGAGCCGTTCCCTTGAACATCGCCTCTGTAATCGCCGCCTTGTACCCTGCCAAATCGGACGGAGAAGTCAGCAGTTCCACCTCGTCCTCGGTCAACAGCACTTTCGGCGCATCTTTATTCTTTAAGTTGTGAATAAGAATACTTTGATTCGCCAATAATGTTATGAGCCATACTATTTCCTCAAGTGCAAGTTCAAAATTTTCAGATTTCATTAGCTTATCGCCAAGATTTTCAAGGCCCCCATATCGCCGCGCGATTTCTTTTGTGGCCTTTGTCGTAAGGATCATGCGGTATTCAGTCCCGCCGATATTGATTAACGCGCTTCTATCCTCGTCCATATCCTAACGCCCCCCTATACCGGCTGTTCCGGCGGCTCGGTATTTGCGCCGCTGTATGACGGCTCGTATACTTGGGTAAACCAGCCGGATATGGTTTCAGGGGAAACGCCCGCCTCGCCGTCCGTGACCTCGGCCTTCCACGGGTGCTTGCCCGAAGCGTCCGGCTTGTTCCGGCGCATGATGGTTCCCTCCACGACGGGGGTTTGGAACTGGATGCTGTCCCCCTTGGTCTGGAGGCTGGTGGACGGCACCGCGAATTTTACGCGATAAAGCCAGAAATAACGATAGAAATTGTTGGGCTTGAGCGCCCGGAACCCCACCGCCACAAGGCAGCCGTCGTCCTCGCTGGCGGCGACAAGGACGCCGTTGTCATCCACCGTCGCGCCGGTCAGGTCGCTGGCGGTGTCCAGGCCGATGTCCTCCACGCCCAGCGACAGCTTGCCGCCCTTGAACACCTTGACGCTGTGCGCCAGGGCGTCGTCGGCATAGAGCGCGGCTTCGGCCAGTTCGATGCTCATATCGGCCTTGATGGCCTTGGCCAGGATTTTCGGGACAGCGTAGGTTTCGATGCCCTGGGCATCCTCGGTGATCTTCGCGTAAACCATGTTGTCCAAGCCTATGGTTGCAATAAGTCATTCCTCCCAACTGTTTAGAATTTGCGCGTCCACTGAATAGTGGAAGTAGCCGGTGTCATCTTCCCGGCCAATGTAGCGGCGGTCAGTGATCGTAAACCCTGCCTGCAGCAG